CTTTATTACTTGTTGTAGCATCCTCTCCTGCAAATGTAAGTGTACCTGAACTTTCTGTAACATCCATACCTTCACCAGCAGTAAATGTTATTGTACCACCTAGTGATGTTGCTGTTGAGTTTGAGCCATCTGTAACTGTTATTGCACTATTTACTAATTTAGCATTTGCAATAGAACCAGCCAACATTGCATTTGTAATACCTAATGCTTTGACTTGTAAAGCGTCGCTTGATACTTCAATAGAACTGTCATCTACTTCTACATCTAATGTATTGCCTGTTTTACTTAAAGCTGCACCTGCAATAATTTGACCAGCACCAGAGAATTGTTCAAATATAATATCACTTGAACCTATAGCAGATGTTGTTTCTGTTTGAACATATCCGTTATTTGCGTTGACAGTACCTTCTTCAACAAATAAGAAGTCCCCTGAAGCAATTTCTGTTGTTGTATCAAAGTCTGTAGCCCTTGTTAATACAGTTGATGATGTTCTAATATAGATACCGTTATGAGCTGCATTACTTTCATTTTTAATAAGTAATCTATCTCCATTTACTAGAGTATAACTATCTAATGTTGTTATGCCTGTTGAAAGAGTTAATGTTGCACCAACACCTGATACACCATTATCATAAGTTACTGTGTCGCCACTTTCTGCAGCCAATGTTTGTGTAGTTGCAGCTTTACATGAAGCATGTACATGTAATCCTTCAGCGATAGCATCCACATAAGCTTTTGTAGCTGCATCCTGAGCGCTTGTTGGGTCAACAACATTTGTAATTTTACTACTATTAACACTTACAGCACCTGTGCCGTTAGGACTTAATACTAAATCTCCGTTAGTATCCGTTGTTGAAATTGTGTTTCCATTTATATCTACATTATCAACAGTCAATTGTGTCATTCCAGCAATTGCTGTTGTGGTAGCACCTAAAGTAAGTGTAGATGAACCTAATGTAATTGTGGAGTTTGCTAATGAAGCGTTTGCAATATTTGTTAATGTGTTATCAGGACCATTTATAGTTTTATTTGTAAGTGTTTCTGTTCCTGTTACCGTTGCAAAATCTGAATTTGTATTACTGTAGTTTGCTAGGTCATTATCTACTACTAAATCAATTGTTCCATCCGAATCTTGATATGTAGCAGTAATTAAAGTTTCAGTATTTGAACTGAACATCAAACCTGTTATGTCTTGTATTCTTTCAGCGTTTAATGTAACATTACCTGTACTTACTGTAAAGTCAGTAGCATCAAATGAAGCAACACCTTTATTTGAATCAGAAGCATTTTCAGCTGAGATAGTAATAGAATTGTCGGCAACAGCAGTGTCTATTCCTTCTCCACCTGTAAATGTTAATGTTTCTCCTGTGCTGATAGTATCATTAGAGCCTGAATCAGCAGCTAATGTGAGTGATGAAACAACAGTATCAAAACTTAAATTTCCAGAACCATCTGTTTTTATAAATTGGCCAGATGTTCCATCTCCGTCAGGTAAAACAAATGTTGTTGTAGTTGTAACAGAATTGGGTGCTTTTATTCCAATAAAATTAGAACCGTTATTAGTACCTTCATTTAATTTTACTTGACCACCAATAGTTGCACTATTTCCTACAAACAATTCATCAATAGCTTTATTTGAATCTACAATAATTGTAGAAGAAGCTGTTAGTGTACCGTGTGCATGGTCGTTTAAGTCTGCAAAATATTTACCACCGATAATATCAATGTTAGCAGCTTCGCCGGCTGTCTCTGTGCCGGTTCCAATGAATAATCGGTCTCCATTATTACCTGATGTACCTGTACCATATGTTAAGGCTAACTCACCTTGAGCTAAGGCAGAGGGGGCAGTAGTACCCGAAGACCTTTTAATTTTAATTACTGTTGCCATTTTTAATCTCTCTCTTTGTTAATTCTAAAAAACTCCACCATTGAATATTAAGCTTCCTGTAGGTGTAGATATTTCATTTCTTGTTACAAATTTTTGTGCTGTTCCATCCCATTGTATTAAAGCACCATCCTGTAATGAAGTTGCATCAACATCTGCCAAGTTACTTAAAGTATTTGCAACTTGAGCACTAGGTAAAGTAACTGATACTTTCTGAGCTCCAGCAGTCGTTGAATTGATAGTTGCTGTTATAGGCATTGCCTATTACCTCCTTTCTTCTTTGTAATATTTATAAGAAAAGTTAATTGTAAAATCTAAGAATTTTATAATTTATGTGGTAACATTAGGGGATGTTGTAATAATCCCTTGAATAACTCGTGTTATTATACCTGTAGATGTTTGAGTAATTTCTAAATCCCAAACATATCTAGCAGGAGCATCTAAAGCTGCTGTTATGATAGGTGTTAATGATAATGTTATTACACCTGTTGTAGGGTCTGAACTTATAGTGGTTGTAATTGTTACTCTAGAACGAGTAGATGAATAACCTAAGGCCATCTTAGCTTCAGCTGTATATCCTGTTAAATCAAAAGCGTCTCCGTTATTATCCTTAACGGTAACATCAGTACTAAATGTTGCACCTTGGTCTAATTTTAAGTTTGCAATTGCAGCCATTTTTTATTAAGCCGTTCTTTTCCACATATACACTACAATATATGGTTGTAAGTTATTATGAGCATTACCACTACCTGCTGAAGATGTGTGTGCTGAACTTGTACTGTTGTAAGCATTTCCATCGTTATCAATTCTTACACTTGATAAACCTGTTGTTGTTCCATATCTAGGAGCTGCATCTCTACCATACCCACTTAAATGATAGTGAGATGGAATTTCAGCTTCACTTAGTGTATGTGTTTTAGCACCACCTGTTTCTTCTGCTGTATCAAATTCTGTTTGTCCTGAATCTATACCTACAGGTACTCGACCTGCACCAAAAGCTACCCATGTACCAAACCCTAGTAATGTTCCAGGATTAGTTGAGTTTGTAGCATTTGTATAAATCGAACCCACAGGATAAACAGCGTCTAATACAGTTTGAACATAAGACACATTATTAATTTTAAAATCTTTTCCTGAAGCTAAATTAATATGTTCTGATGAAGTCCAAGCGTCTGTAGAATTTACCCAATTAAATGTGTGGTCAGTAGCACCTTTAAGTGTTATACCACCACCATCAGCAGTCGTATCATCAGGTGAATCTACTGAACCTAATTCTATATTTTTATCATCAACACTTAGTGTTGTAGAGTTTATGGTTGTAGTTGTTCCGTTTACTGTTAAATTTCCAGCAATTGTAACATCATCAGGTAAACCTATTGTAACTGTACCCGAACTTTCTGCAACGGTTACCTCATTAGATGTTCCCGAAAATGTTAAAGTACCACCCATAACTGTATTTGTAGAATTACTACCGTCGGTTACAGTAAACACGGTACCACTAATAGAATTACTTCCTATAGCAATTGTTTTATTGGTTAATGTGTCTGTTGTATCACGGCCTACAATTGTATCAGTAGTTGTAGGCAAAGTTAGTGTTGCATTTCCTGAATAACCTGAATGTGGACCTGATTGTAAACGAGCATAATGAGCGTTTGAACTTTCACAGTATAGTTTAATACCTGAAGCTGTGCCATCATTTTTTAAATCAATGTCGCCTGATGTTAATACTAATCTATCATTACCACCAATTTTAACATCTATTTGGTCATCTGTAGAAGCATGAAGCGTTGTATCTCCATCAGCATCCAATATAAATTCTAATCCATTAATATCTAAAAATGAATTAATACCTATAATTCCAAATGATATAATATCAACAACATCATTGGCAACAGCAGCTGTTCCTAAAACGATAGATGTACCGTCAGTAGCAGTATAATCTGCTGGTGATAATCTAGTACCATTTAAGAATACATCTACTTTATCGTTATTATATTGTAATGCATTTCCGTTGGCGTCATTGCCTGAAAATGTAGTTTGGCCACCTGTGGCAGTGTAAACAAATGTTTGTCTGGTTGCACCTGCAGCTACGTCTCTTGCTCTTGTTGTCATATCTATTTACTACTTTCTTTTGATTCTTCTTCTTTAGTTTCTTCAGGTAAGTTATCTTTTAGAATTTTTGTATGATATTCCATAAGCACGGATAAATCATTAAATTCTGCCGACATTTTTTGCTTTCTAGAATTTATTTCTTGTAGTCTAGATAGAGCAATTAAACCTGCTTCAGTTAAATTATCACTTTCATACTCTTTATCATCTAATGTAAATTTCATTTCATTTCTCCATTATTAATTAACTAATATTATTTATAATACCAAATTAAGCTGTTCTTTTCCACATTTTAACAACAATATATGGTTGTAAGTTATTGTGAGCTTGGTCTCCACCAGTTGATGATGTTGTAAATGTAGATGTACCTGTATTATTACCCTCTGATAAGAAATCATTATCACTATCACTTGTACTCATTGTTACATTGTGAGTATGTGATGGCATTTCAGAAATCGTTAGTGTATGTGTTTTAGCACCACCAGTTTCTTCTAAGGTGTTAAAACTTGAATCGCCAGTATCTTGGCCTACAGGAACACGCCCTCCTCCAAATGCAACCCATGTACCAAAACCTAATAGTGTTGCTGGGTTTGTAGTTACAGAAGCATTTATATAAATTGAACCTACAGGATATACTTGTTGTAAAGTACAAAGTGTGTTGCCACCTGAAGTAAGTGTGTTGGCTTCTGTTGTTAATGTTTTATTTGTTAAAGTTTCGGAAACATCTTTTAGTGATGTATCATTAATTTTAAATTCTTTTCCAGAAGCAAGATTTAGATGTTCTGATGAAGTCCAGGCGTCCGTTGAGTTAACCCAATTAAATGTATGGTCTGTTGCACCTTTTAGAGTAATACCACCACCGTCAGCAGTAGTATCTGAAGGTGAATCTACAGAACCTAATTCTATATTTTTATCATCAACCGATAATGTTGTTGAGTTAATTGTGGTCGTAGTTCCATTAACAGTTAAGTTTGCACTAATAGTAACATTACCACTAGAATCTATTACTACTTTGTCTGAACCACCTACTTTAATATCAATCTGGTCATCTGTATCAGATGTGATTGAGGTATCTCCGTCAGCATCCAATATTAACTCGTTTCCGTTAATATCTCCGTAAAATGCATTGTCTCTTGCTCTTGTCATACTACTACTATTTATATTCTCTTTTAATTATTTTGATTAATATTATTTACTAATCTGCTTCCTGTATTGTATTACCCTCGGCAACCCATTCTTGAATTGCTTGGTAGTGTGTATTTGCTGTGTCTAATGGAACATAATAAGTTTTACCATTAGAAACTAATTTAATCCCTGAGTTTACTCCTGCATCTATCTCATCTTGTATATATTGTGCTGATGTAATATCCATGCTGTCTCCTATAATTCTGCATCTGCTTCAACATAATAGCTAGAATCATCTTGTATAGCTATCCAACCCGAATGACCTTGTGTTCTTGCTGTTCCTGCTGTTACATTTAATCTTGTGCTATGGTCTGTAGTTTGAGCAAAACTGTGAGCAGTTGGTACTTGGTTTCCAGACATCCATAATTTTAGGTGTGTCGTATCAGATACAGACATACTTGGAGCACTTCTCATTGTAACACCAAAAGGCATGTGTCCATATATTGCTGTAGTTGAATAAGCAGCAGCATCCGATACTGTTTGTAAACCACTCCATCTCCAATAATACCTTTGACATCTAGCTAGACTTGTTGTTCTATCTTCAAACTGAAATGGGGGTATGCTGTTAGCATCAAATGTTCCTACTTCTAGTTGAACGCCAGTTATTTGCCATGTTGCACTACTAGTTGTAAGAATGTCTGTTTGCCCAACAGCAACATTCGCTCTAGTAAATGCAGCCCAAGATGTTCCGAGTGTTCCACTAGTCCAATCTGTTCCGTTCCCAAGATACCAATATAAACTTAAACTTCTTGCATTGTCATTATCTAAAGTACCTGTTGTATCACCTGCAAAACTTAATACTTTTTTCTCCCAAGTATTTGCTGAGTTGATAGTATAGCTTACAGCAATAACTCGGTCATTATCATTGTCGTGAAGATTTACAATATATGTTCCAGTTACAGAACCTTTAACATAAAAAGATAAAGTTACTGCCTCTGCATCTGATGTTCCCTTTTTTAATAGCTGTAGGTTTTGACCTTCTAAACGTTGTTCTACTCGTATCATTTCTTCAGCAGCTAAAGTTGTTTCTGGAGTTGAAACTGTTATTTTATAAGAATTAGCAAAGCCATCTGGAGAATCTGTACTTTGTTCGTGAGTTAATGATAATTCATCAACTGCATCGCCACTCCCAACTACACGAAATCTATCAACTGTTGTATAACCCGATACTCCTGTAACACTCGTACCTCTTTGAGCTATAGCCATATCACCATTTATAATCAATGGAGTAGCAGTCTTTCTTTCTTGAAAGTTTGTTGCATTTTTATATGCTCTAGTTACGGCCATAATTATTCTCCTAACAAGCCATTACTACACAGGGTACTACATAACTTCCATCATCATAAGTATTGATTACTGTAGTTGATGTAACCTTTGCGATTGTTTTACTTCTTACTATGTCATCTCCTTGTGGTTTTGCTGTGCCATCACCTGCTGACATAAGTAAGTCTCCTCTTTGAACTGTTGTTCCTTGTGCAATTCTGATAATCATATCACCTGTCATTGCTAAATCTATATCGTTATAT